GGACGTAATGAATGGCTGACGGTTTCGCACTTGCACTGCAAAAGGGTCTGCGCGCTGCATTGGTTGCTGATGCTGGCGTCACTGCGCTTGTGAGTTCGCGTATTTACGACGAGCCGCCACAGGATGTTACGTTTCCATATGCACGCTTTCTGGCGATTGAACCTATTGCTTTTGACACTGACACCACAGAAGGCGCAGAGGTCACAGTCACCTTTGAGTGCCATTCTCGCAGCGCGTCAGGTCGTGTTGAGGCTGTTCAGGTGGCAGAAGCCATAAAGGCTGCTTTGCACCGTCAGGAGGACGCTGTCACGGTTACTGGCTACAATCTAGTTGAATTGATTTTCGAGACATATTCTGTCACAAGAGATAGCGAAGGTCGTGGATACACGGCAGTCGTTGCGCTTCAGGCGATGCTTGAAGAAACCGCCTAAACCCCGCGCTCTGGGCAAGCGCATGATGAAGGAGGCCGATCATGGCTAAACAACTTGGACGCGCCCTGCTCGTGAAAATCGGGGACGGCGAAGCAAGCGAAACTTTCGCAAACCTTTGCGGCTTGAACAGCAAGTCGCTGACCATCAACAACTCGTCGATTGACGTGACCACGGCTGACTGCACGACGCCCGGTGGCGCTCTGTGGACTGAAACCTTGAACGGCCTGAAAAACGTCAGCGTAAGCGGCGATGGCTTCTTTGAGGACAGCACCGCAGAAGCGCGCATGAACACCGTTGCGATGGCTGCAGACAATGCCTGCAACTTTGAAGTCGTTGTTCCTGACTTTGGCACCTATGCTGGCTCGTTCCGCATTGCTTCGCTGGAGTTCGGTGGCGAGACTGAAGGTGGTGTGACATACTCCATCAGCCTCGAAAGCACTGGCGCAGTTACCTTCACGGCTGCCTAATGGCTATCACGGCTGAAGCGCCGCGTGGGGGTGTCGTCGAGTATCTCGGCGGCACCTCTTACACATTTGTCTTGCGCAATCGTGAGATTGAGCGGTTTGAAGACAAGCACCGTGGCATCTTTGAACTTTGGGAAGGCTTCTTTGGCGAGGCTAAGAAACCCAGCAGCAAAGAGGTGCGTGACCTGCTTGCGCTTGGTCTGGTCGGCGGCGGCATGAAAGACCATGAGGCAGATGGCGTTGTTAGCAACTGCAACCCAGAAGACCTGATGCGCATGTATGCCATTGCACAAGCGGTGGTCGGCGTTGCCTTCATGCCTGACGTTATGGACAGCGGCTCAAAAAAAAAGAACATAGAGGACCAACCCCCAAACGACTGAACGTGCGGGGCATGATTAAATCTGGCATCGTTGCAGGCTTAAAACCTGAAGAAATACGTGATATGATCCCGAAAGACACTTGGCTTGTGTTTGAAGGTTGGTCTGATGCACACTCGCCAAAGAAACCCGGCTCTGAGGCAATGACCGCCGAAGAATACCGCCAGCTTGTGGAACGTGTAGATGGCCATCAACGCAGAGCAGCTTAATATCAGGCTCACCGCAGAGACGAAAGACCTGCGCCAAGAATTGACGAAAGCTGAAAAGCGCATCAAAGGGTTTGAGGCGAAAAGCCGCCGTGACCTTAAAAACACCACCAAGTCTTTTGATGCTCTTGGTCGTGCTGCGCGCACGCTTGGGCCTATTTTGGCTGCTGCTTTTAGCGTTCAAACAATCACAAGCCTGACCCGATCAGCCGCTGAAATTGGCAAACTTGCAGATGTTGCTGGCACTGGCGTTGTTGAGTTTCAGCGATTTGCTGTTGGTGCAAAAACTGTCGGCTTTGAGATGGATAAAACCGCCGACATCATCAAAGACATGAACGACCGCATCGGTGATTTTGTTTCAACCGGCGGCGGCCCAATGAAAGACTTTTTTGAGAACATCGCACCGGCTGTTGGGGTTACTGCGCAAGAGTTTATGAAACTGTCAGGCCCGCAGGCTTTGCAGCTTTATGTCAGCAGCCTTGAAAAAGCCAATTTGAACCAAGCCGAAATGACATTTTACATGGAGGCGCTTGCTAGTGATAGCACGGCGCTTCTGCCGCTTCTGCGTAATAACGGGACAGAAATGCGCAAACTTGGCGATGAAGCCCAGCGCGCTGGTCGCATTCTAGATCAGGATGCAGTTGACGCTGCCCGCGATTTGGAGCGCGAAGCTGGTGAATTGGCCGACACGATCAAGATGGCATTGACTGAAGCCATCCTGAATAACAAAGAAGAATTGATGGATGTTATTGAATTCATCACGAAAACAGCCATTCCAGCGTTTTCAAGACTTATAAGTGCGCTTGGTGAGGCCAGCAGGCTTTATGGCGTTGCAACAGGTGCAGCCAGCGCATACGAGGGCCAAGGCGCTAGAACTGACCCCGGCGTGCGCGCTCAAGACGTTGCTGGGGCTAACGCGCTTGGTGGCGGTGATGTTTCTGCTGGCATGACTGGATATATTGATCCTGAAACCAATCAATGGGTTGAGTATGGGACGCCTGCTGCAAATAAACCAGTTCCGGGTGTCACCGCTCCAATGGTTCTTCCTGAAATAAATGTGAACCGGCCCGGACTTGATGGCAGTTCTGGTGGCAGCAAATCTATTGAAGATGCCGCCCGCGCAGTTGAAGATTTGCGTGAAAAATACCGCGACCTGATCGGCACTCTTGATGAAGCTGTTGGAAGAAATAACGACTATGAAGACCAACAAAAGCTGCTGAATGAAGCGTTGGCAAAAGGCGCAATCACTCAAGATCAGTTCAACATTGGCATGGAAGCGGCAAAGGCTAAGTTCAAAGAGGCTTCATTCGAGGCCAGCAACTTGTCATCTGTAATGCAGACGCTTCAAGGCGGTCTTGAAAATGCGTTTATGTCAATCATTGACGGAACAGACAGCGCCAAGGATGCGTTCAAGAAAATGGCGGCAGAAGTCATTAAAGAACTTTATCGCGTGCTTGTTGTTCAGCAACTTGTTGGTCAATTCAAAACTGGCGGTGGCGGCATTATGGGTTCGTTGTTTAGCGCATTTGGCGCTAGGGCCGGAGGCGGAACCGTGCAGGCTGGCAGCCCGACTATCACCGGCGAACATGGCCGCGAACTATTCGTGCCGCAGGTCAATGGCCGCGTGATGACGACTGCGCAAACCAAGCAGATGATGAATGGCGGCGGCGGTGGCATACAGATCATCCAGAACAACACATTCGGCCAAGGCGTCAGCCGCGCTGAAATCAACGCCATGCTGCCGAAGATCGTGGAAACAACCAAGGCTGCTGTATTTGACGCACAGCGCCGCAGCGTTGGCGGGAGAGGCTACGCATGACGACTTACCCATTAACCCTGCCAACGCACACTGGCATCCGTGGCGTCAGCCTGCGGGCCGTCAACTCGGTGGCCTACTCTGAAAGCCCGTTTACCTTTGCAGGCCAAGCGCAGGCCAGTTCTGGCCAGCGTTGGATGGCGGATGTAAACTTGCCGCCAATGAAGTATGAGGACGCTGAACAGTGGATCGCATGGCTTGTCAGCCTGCGTGGCCGCTTTGGCACGTTCCTGATGGGCGATCCTTCAAGATGTGTAGCCAGAGGCTCTGCCCGCAGTGCTAACACCGTGACAGTCAACGGCGCTGGCCAGACCGGCGCAGAACTTGACATCACATCCAGCGTTGTGGCCACTGCTGGGTATTTGAAGGCTGGCGACTACATCCAGCTTGGCAGCGGCGCGACAACTACGCTGCACAAGGTTCTAACAGATGTAACCACAGACGCCACAGGAGACGCTACGCTGACTTTGTGGCCACATGTGCGCACTGCACCGTCAGATGGCGCAACGGTCGTTGTGGAGGCCGCTAAAGGCCGCTGGCGGCTTGCCAGCAATGAAAGCGAATGGAGCGTCAACGAGGCCAGTATTTATGGCGTCAGCTTCAGCGCGATGGAGGCGATATGACCCGTTCAATTCCGTCTGCACTTTTAACTGCACTGACGCAGGAAGCCATCGAGCCGTTTTACGCTGTTGAACTGCTTTTCGATGACACTGACGGCACCTCGTATAATGAGGCTGGCTACCAGGGCAACCGCGCTATGCGGCTGTGGACGGGTTATGGCGACCGCACGATCAGCAGTGCCACTTACATCGGCGCTGGCGAAGTTATCAGCATCAGCGGGCTGGAAGAGGCGTCTGACCTGTCTGCCAAGGGCGCAACTGTCACGTTGAGTGGTATTGACCCTGACATCATCACGCTGGCGCTTAGTGAGCCGTATCAAAGCCGGAAAGCCCGCATTCTGCTGGGCGAAGCAAGCGTGTCAGACACCATAGAGGTGTTTTCTGGCTTGATGGATGTGATGACCATTGAGCATACTGGCGAAACTGCGACTGTCACTATGTCGATTGAAAGCAAGCTGGTAACGCTTCAACGGGCCAATGTTCGTCGATATACTTCTGAAAACCACAAGCTACGGCATCCCAACGACACTTTTTTTGACTTTGTTTCTGACCTGCAGGACAAATCAATTCAGTGGGGTCCAGAAAGATAAGATTGATGCACGCCAGACTGAACAGCTACCTGCGCGAACAGCGTGGCAAATGTTTCCAGCTTGGCACCCACGACTGCTTCACATTCACCAATGGTGCTTGGCGGGCTATGCACGGTGCCGGTTACGCAGATCAAATCATCGGCAAATACAGCGATCTTGGGCCAAAGGGTTTCAAGAAGCTGCTGCTTGATGCTTTCGGGCATGACGACATTGTTGACTGTTTTGATGCGCACATGACGCGCGTTGACGGCTTGCCTCCGCGCGGTGCGATTGTGATGACAAGCAAGTCTGCACGCTGGTATACTGGGAAGGCGCTTGGAATTGCAGTCGGCACAAAGGCCGTTTTTCTTAGCGATGCCGATATGGTATACATTCCTGTGACAGAAACAGAAGGCGCGTGGGTAAAATGAAGAACAATCTGCCATATAACGTCATGCGCCATGCCGATTGGGACTTTGCGCCCAAGATGCCGCAGGTTGTTGTTCCAGCAATCGCTGGTGCATTGGGTGGCGGCACGATTGCCACTATTGCAGCATATGCCATCTATTACGTTGCCACTACTGCCATTACATCTGCGGCCTTGCGTGCGCTTGCGCCTGATATGCCAACCGCTGGCGGCGCTCAAAATGTCGGCACGCTTATCAACGCACGCGAAGCAACGGCCACTCAAGAATATGTCTATGGGCAGGTGCGCAAAGGCGGCACTATTGTCTTCATGGAAAGCACCGACATTAATCGGTCTGACTATCCAGAAAACGGCTACATGCACATCGTCATTGCAATGGCAGGCCATGAAGTCGAAGAAATTGGCGATGTTTACATCAATGATGAGATCGTCACGATTGATGAAGACGGCTTTGTAACTAGTTCTGAATGGACGTTGAAAAACTCTCCAGATGGTGGCGCTTTGCCACCAGAGGCGCAGGGGCAGCCTGCGATCCGCATCAAGCGTTATAACGGCAGCCAGACCACCGCTGACGCTGACTTGGTGGCAGAAACGTCGGCCACATCCAGCTTTGTCGGCAACGGCATTGCATACATGTATGTTCGGGTGCAGTTTGACAGGACAACATTTGCAAACGGCATTCCTGTATTCACCGCTGTCGTCAAGGGCAAGAAGGTTGAAGATGCAAACGGAACGCCGCAGGTTTATCCTGCATCAGCCAACGCCGCATTGGTCATCCGTGATTACCTGAAGTCAGAATATGGTCTGGCAGATAGCAGCGTTGATGACACTTATTTCGCAGTGGCTGCCAATGATTGTAATGACAACATCAATCTTTCTGGCGGCGGCACAGAGAAGCGTTACCAGATCAACGGTGTGGTCAATGCCGGGTCAACTATCGGCAGCGCACTGCAAGACATGGTGTCGGCCTGTAACGGTCAGCTTTTCCTGTCTGGCGGCCTATGGCGTCTGAAAGTTGGCGTGTATGATGCAAGTGTCAAAACGCTGACACTTGATGACGTGAGATCGGCAATCAGCCTGCCGACAAAGCAAAGCCGCCGCGACAACTTCAACCGGGTTGTTGGCAAGTTCATCAACGGCGGTGATTCTGGAGGTGGCGTAAACCCAAATGCAGGCGACTGGGTGGAAGCTGACTATCCGGCAATCACCAGTGACGCTTTCTTGGCAGAAGACAACAGCGTTGAAAACCAGATAGACCTGCCGCTGATGATGGTAACAAGCAGTGCGCAGGCCCAGCGCGTTGCAAAGCAGACATTGTTCCGATCCCGTGAGCAAATTACATTCAGCGCCGAGTTTGGCCTCAATGCGATGGACATTGAGATCGGTGACGTTGTTGCGCTGACCATCGACAAATATGGCTGGGTGGCAAAAGAGTTTGAATGCGTAAACTGGAAACTGACGTTCAGCGATCAGGGCCAGCTTACGATCAGCATGACGCTGCGCGAAACCAGTGAGGCTGCTTTTGACTGGGATGCAGAAGAAAGCGCCATCATTAACAACAACACCAACCTGCCGAAATACACTGGCGGGCTGTCAATCTCTGACTTGTCTGTTGATGATGGGCCTACCCGCGTTGCTGGTGATGGCACTTATATCGCAGGCGCTATCGTATCTTGGACGGGTGCAGCCAGCTTCGGCATCAAGCATTATGAAGTGCAGTGGAAGCGTGCCAGCGATAGCAGCTACACGGCGGCCACATCCAGCCTGACGACATTTGACGTTTACCCGTTGCAAGACGGTGTGTCGTATGATTTCCGCGTGCGCGCTGTAGGTAGCAACGATGCTACAGGCACTTGGCTGGAGACAACTTACACTGCTGGCGGCGATACAACGGCCCCTGCCGCACCAACGAGCCTTTCTGTCACTGGGGAGTTGGGTGGCTTTGACATTGAGTGGACCAACCCGAATGACGCTGATTTCAGCTATGTGAAGGTCTACGAGAGCGACGACAACGTATTCGGCAACGCCACATTCATCGGCCAGTCTTCTGGGTCTAATTTCCTGCGTCGGAACCTGTCGCCGCTGGTGACTAAATATTACTGGGTGTCGGCTGTAGACTACAGCGGCAACGAAAGCGCCACCACAGGGCCGCAGAGCGCAACAACTGCCCAAATCACCGCTGGCGACATTGGCGATGCTGTCATTGCGTATGAGAACCTAGACACGTCTGTAACTAATGTTCTGGATGGCTTTGACACTGACATTCAGGCAGCGCAGGCAACGCTGCTGACCAAGGTAGACATCGCTGACTACAATATCACCGTTGATTACCAGCAGCAGCTTGAGGATGCCACCAACCAGCTTGCAACAGATGCACTGCAACTTGCACTGAATGCGTCCAGCCTTGAAAGCCGTATCAACGACGCTGGCATCACTGTTGACCCGGACACTGGCTCTGTCACCATTCAGGGTCTGTCGGCCATTGAAGATCGTGTCAGCACCGCAGAAATTGATCTGGACGCTGTTGAGGCCAGCCTGACACTAAAGGCAAGCACGACTTACGTTGACAGTGCAATCGCCGCTGCACAGTTGCCAGAGGCTACGGTCACTGAACTTGAGAACACCATTGCACGGGTTGACACCGCAGAGATCGACATTGATGCACTGGAAGGTGCCATCACGCTGACCAGCACTGGTAGCCTGTATGATGTAAATGATGGCACGCTTGGCGTAGAGGCGCTGGAAGGCCGCATTACTGTAGCCGAGGGCAACATTGCACTAAAGGCATCGCAGACAGAACTGGATGATGTAGATACCCGCCTGTCTTCTGCCGAGATCACACTTGGTTCGCTGGACGTTGCAGAGATCAACTTCTCTGTCAGCGAGGTGCGGGCAATATCCGAAAAGCAGGACGATCTTGCTGACCTGACGCTGCAGGAAGTTTTGGGCCGTTATAACGAACGCAAGTTTGTGCGTGAGGATATTTCATTTGCCCGTCAGTCGCTGACTGCAGATGTAAACGACCAGCGCGAGGCGTTGGCACAGGCAACTCTGGAACTTGGTGTTCGCATTGATGAAAACACCGCCAGCATTGTTTCTGAACAGACTGTTCGTGCAAATGCTGACAGCGCTTTGGCATCTGATATTACAACGCTGCAAGTTAATGTGGCTGACAATGCTGCAGCCATTGTGACCGAGCAAACAGTGAGGGCGGATGCAGACAGCGCATTGGCCACTAGCATTACTGCCCTGCAGACCGAAGTTGACGGGAATACTGCTGCTATCCAAACGGAGCAAACTGCCCGTTCAGATGCAGACAGCGCACTGGCGACAAGCATCACCAATCTCACAGCCACTGTCACTGATAATACGGCGGATATTGTTGCAAACACTGCAGCTATCTCCACTGAAGCGACAGCACGCGCAGATGCTGACAGTGCGCTGGCCACCGACATAACTAACCTGACTGCCACTGTTACCGACAACACGACAGACATTACCGCCAACACGGCAGCTATTGCCACTGAAGCGACAGCACGCGCAGATGCTGACAGTGCACTTGCTACTGACATTACCAACCTGACCACCACTGTTAGCGACAACACGGCGGCCATTGCCACTGAAGCGACAGCACGCGCAGATGCTGACACGGCACTTGCTACTGACATTGCCAACCTGACCACCACTGTTGGCGACAACACGGCAGCCATTGCCACTGAAGCGACAGCACGCGCAGATGCTGACACGGCACTTGCTACTGACATTACAAACCTGACCACTACTGTTGGCGACAACACAACAAGCATCACAACCCTGTCTGAATCCATCAACGGCGTTGAAGCTAAATACGGCGTGACCATCGACAACAATGGCAACGCAACGGGATTCCAGCTTTTGAGTGGGGCCGACGGTTCTGCTTTCAACGTGCGGGCAGATCAGTTTGCGGTGTTTGATGCTGACGACAATGGTGGTGCAACCCCGTTCACGATCTTTACATCTCCCAGAACCATTGGTGGTGTTGTTTATCCTGCAGGCACTTACATTGAAAATGCCTATATCGACAATGCCGCTATTGTTGACGCATCAATCACAAATGCGAAAATTGATGACCTTGCTGTTACAAACGCAAAGATCGCTGACGCTTCCATTGACAACGCCAAGATCAGCAATCTATCTGCTGATAAGATTAACGCTGGAACTATTTCGGTAGATTATCTGCCGGGCTTGACCGACATTAATCAAACGATCACCACATCAAATGTTAACTTGGTTTCAGCATTCCCATCGCAATATTTGATAACCACAACACTATCAGGCATTCGAGCGGGGACAAAGGTGATTGGCATCCTGACTTTAAATGCCTACTCAACGACAGGCGATCAGGGAACTATTTATCCCTGCACAATGGAAATCATCCCTCAGAATATCACTGGATTGACTGCGCACACTTTCACTAAAAACAACCACCCACAACTTGGAACAAGTAGCAGCTTTATGCCCATGCAAATCTTTATTGGGACTGGCACTGCTACAGGCACATCCTGTCAGGTTCAATTCCGTCTTGGCACTGCATTTTCTGGTGAAACTGCCACTATGCTTTCTGGTGCTTCACTGACATTGCTGGGTTATGAGGTGTAACATGGAATATACCGTTTACGACAGCCAAGGTAACTTTAAGCGTTCGATGATGACATTGGCCAATGAGCCAAGCGACATTGTTGACGGTGAGGTTTGGTTTGAGGGTAAATTCAGCGAATACAGCCGTGTTGAAAATGGTGTTGTCGTTGAGGCTGATGCTGCTGACATTGAGGCAAACAGGCAAGCAGAAGAAGATGCACTTGCGTGGCGTGAGTTGCGTTTAAGGCGTTCAAAACTTCTGTCTGCCTGTGACTGGACGCAAGTGCCAGATGCCCCTGTAGATCAGGTTGCATGGGCTGCTTACCGCCAGCAACTGCGTGACTTACCCGCAAACACTGTTGACCCAGCAGCCCCAGATTGGCCACTGCCTCCAACTTAATTCACACACGCGACACAACATGCTATATTGCCTCCAAATTGAGGCCGAAACCTAGAAGGAACACTCAATGGCTTGGTATGATACTGGCACCGTAAGCGTCACCAACGGCTCCACTGCTGTCACTGGCAGCGGCACTAACTTTGTCGCAGGTGCGCAGGTTGGTGAAGGCTTCTACGGCCCAGATGGCCGCCTTTATGAAATTCAGGCAATCGTGTCGGCCACATCGCTGACGCTGGCTGACGCTTATCTTGGCAGCACTCAGTCGGGGCAGACCTACAAGATTGTGCCAACCCAGTCGCTGACTGCTGACTTGGCCTCGCAGGTGTCCACACTGATTTCCGACTATCAGTCTGTCGCTGACAACGCTGGTGAGGGTAAGTTTCAGGATGGCTCCGCCACGTCGCCGGGCATTACATTCACGCAAGATCAGGACACTGGCTTCTTCCGTGACACCGCCAACGAGATTGCCGTTGCTGTTGCTGGGGTGAAGATTGGCGAGTTTAATTCGTCTGGCCTTAACATGACGACATCCATCGTCGCTGATGGTGGCATCACTTTCGGTGACAACGACAAAGCCATCTTCGGTGCTGGGTCTGACCTGCAGATTTTTCATGATGGGGATCATAGTTTTGTAAGAGATGCAGGTACTGGTCACTTAAAACTTCAGGGGAGCAACTTAAAACTTCAAGACGATTCTGGAAATAACTACGTTGATTGTATTGAAGGTAGTTATGTTCAATTAACACACAATGCAAATCCAAAACTCACCACCACCAGCACAGGCGTAGACGTCACTGGCACTATCACCAGCGATGGGCTGACTGTGGATGGTACGGCAACGGTTAATAGCAACACCTTTGAAGTTTCATCTACTACTCCAAGCATTCGTCTAACAGAGACTGATGTAACGGATGAAAACACTCAGATTCTTCATGCTACTGGGTCTTTACGCATTAG